ACTTGTTGATCGAGCGATAGCCGCCGATCTTGCGCGGCAGGGCGCGCTGGAAGCGCACCCACTGCCCGTCGACGTACTGGTCGCCCTCAAACTTCGTGCCGTCCCGCTTGATGCCGGGCAGCGACTTTATCTGGATAATGTTCTCGGCCACCTAAAATGTGCCGCCGTTGACGGTGCCGGAAGGCGCGACACCGAGCACCGTCCACACAGCGGACGCTACGGTCGCTGTGACAATGGGGTCGGCGAACGACGTGATGCCGAGACTGAGGCGCGCGGCCGACGCCGTCGTCGCGCCTGTGCCGCCGTCCGACACGGTGACCGGCAGCGTGAGCGACGTCGGATCGGAGGCAAGAATTATGTTGCTCCCGTCGCAGTAGTAGATGCCCTTGGCGCCCTGATTGATTTGCTTCGGCGTCCCGCCGCTGGTTCCCACGTAAAAGGAGAACGCGCCCGTCGTGTCGTTGGTGATCCAATACTGCTGGACCGTGGCAGGAACAATGATCGTGCAGTTACTCGTTAGCGTGCCGACAAAATTATACGCGATACGGTTGAGTTGCGAACCGGAAAGCGTGACGGTGCCGCCAGTGACGGAGATCGACGTGTAGTCGAAGGCGAACACCGCATCCTGCCCGAGGCCTATCGTGTACCAACTCGTGCCGTCGGTGATGATGCTGGCGCTGTCACCGGGTCGGAGCACCAGTGTGGCGGCGCTGTTGATCGTCTCCGTACCGGCCGGGTCAATCGTCAAGTCCCCGCCGCCCTCGTTGCGAACAAAGACAAAGAAGTTGTTGCCGGCGGATACGGCCGTCAGAAGGCTCAACGTGCCGGTGCCGGTGCCGGTCCACACGAACGCCCCTGCTCGATTTGAAGTGGCGGCGGTGGTGCTGGTAGAGAACGTGGTGACGGGCAGCGACTGCGACAGCGTCGAGCCGGTGACCGTGAGGCCAAAGCCGGCCAACGCCGACGGCTGCACCGTTGCGGTCGACGCGCCGTAGCGGAATACGCGCCACGTGCCGGCAGAGGTCGTGGTGGCGGCCAGATAGACTTGCCACTGCTCACCGAAGGCCACGGTGGCCAGCGTGTTGCCGTCAAAATCCTTGACGTAAAAGCTGTACGCGCCGTCGATATTGTTGAACAGGATCGTCTGGCCGGCTCCGGTCAATGTAGCGTCGGGCAACACAATGCTGAAGCCGGAGGCCGTTGGATCGACGTCAATGATACGCGCGGCAGGATCTTCTGTTCCCGAACTTTCGAGGGGCCACTCAAGCGGCGTGTCGGCGGTGAGGGCAATCGACAGATACGATACGTCCGAGGGATATATCGTGTTGCCGCCGAAGACATTAGTATAGGTCATGCTTCTTTCCTCACGGCTGCGCGGTCGAAGATCTTCGCCAAATCTTCGCCGTTGAGCATCGCGGCAGCGCGGTCGTAGAACTGCTGCCACGTGCCGATGCGCTCGTCATTCTTCAGGAACGGCGTGGCCTCAAGCAGGGTGCCGTACAGGATAAGCTGCGGCGCGTACTCCGTCAGCCAGTTTGTCTGAATGGTGTCGTCAAGCAGCGGCGGCAACTCGTAGTACATGATCTCGATGGGGTTTGCCTCGGCGGGTGTCGGCGACAGCAGCCAGTTGTTGTAGTTGTAGTCGGCGTAGAAACGCGGCGTCTCCGTCTGGCTCTCGTCGGGCCAGTACGCGCGGCAATACTCATAGTCGCGGCCGAACAGCATGGTGCGGTTGACCAGCGACGTGCCCGTGCCGATGTTGATCGAGATCGTGTCACGCCAGCGGTCCGGCTTGGCGTAGACGGACTGGCCGACTATCAGCGTGTCGGACACGACGGCGATGAAACCCTGCACCTTCAACTCGCGGGCAATACGGCGCTCGGCGAGGTTGATCAGCCGAGGGATTTGCTCAAAGACAACCGGATCTGAGGCATAGGTCGCGCCGCGCTCAAGATAGCGCTGTACGTCCTGCTTCAGGGTATCGAAGGTCATCGTCGTGGCCATGGCGCACCTTATATCACTTTTGAGGCAGTTTACCAGTCTACGTCTGCGTCGGACAGTCCTTCTCACACAGGCAGACCCACTGGCTGTTGTGTCTCTCGATTGCCGCTACCGTCTCCGCCGTGTCCTTGGCGGTGTCGTAGCCGAGGGGCCGCGCAATTGCGCAGTAGCTATTTACGGGCGCGGTCGAAACGGTTGCGCAGCCGCTCAGTGCGGATAGGGTCAGGCACAGCGACAGCCGCCTCGCCCACGTCGATTTGCCGCTGTATGTCATCCGCCGCCTCCTTGGCTGCCTCCTGCCGTCCCTGCTTCTTCCACTGCTCCCTGTCGAGGAGGGCGCAGAGCCTCTCAACAAGAGCCAGCAGAGACGACAGGAGCCGTATCACTTGGCGCGTTCTGCCAGCAGGACGGCGGCCAGCCCGGCGACGCCGGCGATGGCAGTCGAGATGGCGCTGTACAGCTCGCCGGAGACGCCGAGCGCCAGTGCGATGACCGACAGGCCGGCGTAGGTCGACGGCTCTTTCAGGCGCGTCAGAATGAAGTTCACGGTGGACATATGAGCCTCCTATTGCTCGTTGGTGGAAACGGTGCCGATCTTCAGCTGCACGGGCTTGCCCAGCACAGGCTCACCCCTCGGCCAGCGCGACGCGAGCAGGCGCGTCTTGCCTAGCTTCATGACGCTGACCTCGTTGTTCTGGTTGCCGCCAAGGACGAAATAGTGGCCGGCATCCTCGCCGGCGTAGAAGCCGACGTGGCCGCCGCCTTCCCGGTCAAAGACGAGGATGGCGCCCGGCGAGAGCGCGTCGGGGCGGAGCAGCGCACCATAGTCGCTCCACGCCTTCGCGCGCATATACAGCTTGGGATACGGAAGACCCGCCTCCTTGATGCAGTACGCCACGAACACGCCGCACCACGGCGTCTCGTCTTCGCGCCACCACGCCTTCAGCGTCCCCAGCCATCCGAGGATCGTCGGGTTATGGCGCGGGCCGGGGACTTCCTTGAGGCCGCGAAACAACGTGGCGGTCTTCATCCAACGGGGGAGGGGTGCCGTCATCAGCTATTCCTTCTGCCGCAGGAACGTGAGAAAGTCCGCCGCCATCTCGACGTTGTCGAACGCCTGCACCAGCGGGCGCTGGCCGACGCGGGGCGTCACGATTGTCACGACGGACTGCCCATCACGCTGCTCCGTGAACTGCCCCTTGAGGGCGTAATCGTCAGCGTCCTTATACCCTCTCGCGCGCACAAGGCAAGCGCGGCGACCGCCGGGCAGCTCGACATTGCCGGTGGCAAACGTGTGAATGTGAAAAGCGGCGTAGATGTCCGCATGTTCGTCCATCATTGCCGCACGCTTGAGGCCGTGCAGTTCGTTGTAGATCGACGAGCCTTTGAAGTTGTGACGCGCCCACACCGTGGCGTCCGCGCCGTCCGGCGACACTAGTTTCAGTTTGGCGTCCCAGTCGCGCATCAGGATGCGGTTGGTGTTGAGGCCCTCGAAGATGCGCTTGCCGGTATTCCACGTGTCGTGGTTGCCGAGTAGCCAGAGCAGCCACCGGACACCCAGACCCTTGAGCAGCCACTCGACCAGTTCCCAGCCCTCGGACACCGTGGCAGACTGCTCGCCGTAGAGGCGCTCAAGCCGCCCGACCCAGTTGTTGATGCTGTCGCCGCCGTTCGCGCCGTACATGCCATCGGTCTCGGCGCAGATGCGCGCGTGGCGCTCAACGCTGTCGAGGTCGCAGAACGGGTCGTCGAGGTGCGGGTCGCCGAACCAGCAGATGCCGTACGGCCCGGAGATCGGCACGCGCACAGTCTGCCACGACGCCGCGCGGGCGTGGACAATGCGCAGGTTGTTGCGCGTCTTCATCGTTGCCAGCCGCTCGTCGAATGGCAGATCGGACGGCGGAAGCTCTTCGGCTACCGTCTCTTGGTGCGCCAAACCGGCGGATAGGTAAGCATGCCCGAAGGTGCGGCGAACGGCCTTGACGATGGCGTCGCGGGAGCAGTTCAATCTGGCAGCCGCTGCGGTTTGATTGCGGCCACACGCCTCCCACACAGCGATCCGCTCGGCGTCGATGGCCGTGAGGTCGGTGTTTTGATTGGCCATCAGTTTAGCTTCAGAACGATGGCCAGCAGCAGTGCGATGATGAAACCCGCGACGCCCAAGCTGACGGCCTCCAGCCGCTTCAGGCGGGCGCACAGCCCCTCGTAGCGCAGCGCACACACTTCCTCATGGGTCTGGAGGCGCGCCTTCGTCTCGTCGATCTCGGCCATGTTGTGGTCCGTTACTTGAGATTGCGGAGTTTGTAGATCGCCGACAGGTAGACGCCCGTCAGCGTGTCGATGAGGTTTGCCACGGCGCGGTTGCCTCGGCAGATGCCCTCGTGGTTCTCCTCGATCCACGCGGCGTCGACCTCGAGCAGCTTCAGGACGTCGCCCTTCGGCGTCTCCGGTCCCGGGATGTTGCCGATCAGTTCGAACGCGCCCTGATACGCCTCGACGAGGGGGTCCACGGCGTCGATGACGCCGTCGTAGAACTCACCCAGCGCGATGTGCTTGGCGAAGCTGCCGTCGCCCTTGGCGCGCCAGTGCGCGAAGTGTGCGGCGTTGCGGGCGTAAAAGACGCGGCTGATGAGCTGTTCGATCATGCGATGCCTCTCGCGGCTTTGAGGGTGGCGACCTCTGCGCTCAATTCCTGAATAGCCCTGACCAACACGGGCAGCAGCTTGCCGTAACCCGCCTCGAGCTTGTCGGGGTTAATGTCGTAGACGAGGCCCGGCAGATCGACGCCGGTGCTGGCCATGGCCGCCTGCAGATCCTGCGCAATGAAGCCGGTGTCAGCCTCACCAACCTTGCCGCCGTCGCGCATGTCCCACGTGAAACGAACCGGACGCAGCGCATTGACGAAAGCCAGACCAGCGTCAAGATCAGCTACGTCGCTCTTGTCTCGCGCGTCAGACAGACTGGTGATCGTCGTGACTTGGCAGCGCAGCGTCGCGATGCTGCTGTTGCCGATGGTAGCTTCATTGTTGACGTTGTTAGCGGTGGCGTCTGCGGTGTTACCGATGACAATGTTATTGCTGCCCGTGGTGATGCTATAGCCTGCCTGATAACCGATAGTCGTGTTGCCTGCGCCCGTGCTGTTAAAACGCGATGCATCGTTGCCTACGGCCGTGCAGTTCGCGCCTGTTGCAGTGGTAAGCGCGTACCCGCCTACGGCAGTATTGTAGTTCCCGCTGACATTGTTAAACAAGGCAGAAATGCCGATGGCGATGTTACTGAGGCCGGTGGTGTTCCCAAACAATGCGCTGGCACCAATGGCGGTGTTATCGCCGCCGGTTGTGTTGCTGCCTAGCGCATTTGAGCCAACAGATGAGTTGGCCGCACCAGTAGTGTTGGCGTCGAGCGATCCCCTCCCAACAGCAGTGTTGCTGGCGCCTGTCGTGTTGGCTTTGCCCGACTGATATCCGACGAAGGTATTACTCGCGCCAGTCGTATTGAGGCCAGCTTCAAAGCCAAGCGACGTTTCAAACGGGGTTGTTGACTGCGTGACGCCGGACAGTGACACGCCGGCAGCGGCGCTTGTCCACGTCGTCCCGTTCGATGTCAGGATGTTGCCATTGGTTCCGGGCGCGACAAACTGCACCGCGCTGGTGCCATTGCCGAGGATGACGTTGTTGGCCGTAAGCGTCGTGGCTCCAGTCCCACCCCTAGCAACGGTCAGCGTGCCGCCGGGGCCGATAGACACGACGCTGCCGGTGGAGTTCTTGAAGTACAGTTTCTCGTCGGCGGTATTGAGCGCCAACTCGCCAACGGCCAGATCACCAGCCAAAGGAACGACGCCCGGCGTAGCCGAGCGGTAGAGTTGTATGGGCGTAAAGCCACTGGCCGCCATTAGAATATTCCTCCGTTAGCGCGGCGGACCATAGCCGAAGATCGGTGCGGCGGCAATGATAGTGCGGCGTTCATGGCTGCTCGGGCCACACGATGTTGAACGGATCGGTTTGCGTCGGGACATTCCTCAACGCCTGCCGGTAAACAGCCCATGCTACTTGGTCAACAGGTGCGTCGGCTACCTGCGTCCAGTCGCAGGCTGCGAGGCGTGCGTTGCGGTCGCCTCGGACAGCACCCCACTGCTGGTCAATGTCCTGCTGCGTATACGGGGTAAGTGCCCAGCGTTCCTGCCACACGCCGTCCACCAGTTCGGGCGCAATGCGCTGCGCCACCATGCCAGTGGCCTCCGGCGGCGTCGTGTCCTGCACCGGGTAGCAATACCAGTCGCTGCCGTCGAAGCCTGCCATGTCACGCGGGAACGACGTGCCGGGGTTGGCGCGCGTCAGGTCAGTGAGCGTGTAGGGGTAGACCGGATCTTCACCCGGTACGGTCAGGATGTAGAACATCAGCCCTCCAACTGCTTGGCGATCACGTCGCGCATGATGATTTCCTTGCGCTGTTCGATGATGGACGAGGCCAGCAGGTCAGCGAGACGGGCGCGGAACTCTTGGATGGCCGCGTCGTCTGCGTAGTTGGTGTCAATCTCCGCAATCGCCAGCGTGTAGTTGTCGATATTGATCTGATGCTGGAACACCTCGGCTTCACGGTGAGCGAGGGCGGGGGTGAGGATTTCTATTTTGTTCATGTTATATTGCTCCAAAAGCTACGCTGTTACATTGGAACGGCGGCAGCGTTGCCGGATCAGTAAACTTAGTTCCAAAGCCACTGCCGCTCCACGGGTAGGCCGTGACAAATGGGGACACTTCGTGCCCTACGGCGATGGCGTCGCCAGCGGGGGAGAACGCTACGCCACGGCCATTGCCAGTTGGCAGCGTTGCCGGATCAGTAAACTTAGTTCCAAAGCCGCTGCCGCTCCACGGATATGCTGTGATGAACGGCGTAGAGGTGTGCGCTACGGCAATAGCATCTCCAGAAGGAGAAAAGGCCACGCCGTCGCCTTGCCCGGCAGGCAACGTCGCTGGGTTGGAGAACTTCGTTCCAAAGCCGCTGCCGCTCCACGGATAAGCGGTTATGAATGGGGATGTGCTGTGCGCCACGGCGATGGCATTACCGGAGGGACTGAACGCTACGCCACGGCCAGTGCTTGCAGGCAACGTTGCTGGATTGCCATACCTTGCAATAAAACCACTGGCCCAAAGATAGGTTGAGATGAATGGGGATGTGTTGTGTGCCACGGCGATGGCATTACCGGAGGGACTGAACGCTACGGCGTTGCCAGTGTTAGTCGGCAACGTTGTTGGGTTGGAGAACTTAGTTCCAAAGCCGCTGCCGCTCCACGGGTAGGCCGTTACGAATGGCGTCGTACTGTGCGCTACAGCAATGGCGTTGCCAGCGGGGGAGAACGCTACGCCACGGCTATTGCCAGTTGGCAGCGTTGCCGGATCAGTAAACTTTGTGCCGAAGCCACTGCCGCTCCACGGATATGCTGTGATGAACGGCGTAGAGGTGTGCGCCACGGCGATGGCGTTACCGGATGGGCTAAACGCTACCCCAGTGCCTTGTCCAGTTGGCAGCGTTGCCGGATCAGTAAACTTCGTTCCAAAGCCACTGCCGCTCCACGGATATGCTGTGATGAGTGGGGTGCTGACGTGCGCAACTGCTATATACTGCGCCGCAGTCGGCGTGGCAGTTGCCCCTTTGAGTCTCTGTGACAGCATCAGGCGTCACCCACTCGCGCGCCGTAGATCGTCGTGCCAACCTTCCACAGAACGATAACCGTATAGCCCGTAGTCGCCAGCGTCGGCGCTACACCGCCGTTGGTTTCCCAGACCACGCCAAGCGTCGTCCACGTCACCGTGTACGCCGTGCCGTCATCGATCATCAATGTGATCGACTGCCCTGCGGCCCAGTTCGCTTGCGTGGGAGTGCGGCTTGCGCCCAGCGTCCATGTCTGAATGCTACCATTATTTGGGTCAAGGACGGCACCCGCAGCGTCAACAACAGCAAAAACGGTCTCGGTGTAGCTGGTCAATGTCTTGTTCGTGAGGGTCTGCGTGTCAGTGGTGCCGACAAAGTCTCCGGTCGGATTGGTCTTGACCGTGAACGCCGAGGTGCCATTGCCAATAACGACGCCGGTCAGCGTTGTTGCGCCCGTGCCGCCGTTTGCCACAGGCAGCGTGCCAGACACTTGCGATGTCAGTGAGACACCCGACAGCGTACCGCCGAGCGTGAGACTGCCGCTGCTGGTGACGGTGCCGGTCAGCGTGATGCCGTTGACCGTACCCGTGCCGCCGACAGACGTGACGGTGCCGACACCTTTGCCGTTAAATGTCGCCCAGTCAGTGCTGGTCAGGTAGCCGCTAACGAGCGCGGTCGCCGCTGCCATGCTGATCGCTGGCGTTGAGCCGCCGCTCGACACGACGGGCGCGGTGCCGGTGACGCTGGTCACAGTGCCTGTGGTCGGCGTTGTCCATGTCGGAGCACCTGCCCCGGCGGATGTGAGCACTTGGCCAGACGTTCCCGCTGTGTTTACCGCGTAAGCCGTCCCAGTGCCGTAAGCCACGCCGCCCGCTGTTGGGGTGGCAGTGCTATTGGTGCCGCCGTTAGCGACGGGCAGCGTGCCACTGACGTGCGTCGTGAGACCGATCTTGCCGTAAGCCGGCGCAACGCCCACGCCGCCAGAGATCAGCGCATTGCCCGTGGCGACATCTGCCAGCTTGGACAACGCCGTCGTCGTCGAGGCGTACAGCAGGTCGCCGACGGCGTAGCTGGCCTGTCCCGTGCCGCCGTTGACCGCGACAAGCGTCCCCGCCAGTGAGATTGCGCCGGCCGTGGGCGTCGAGGGCGTCAGGCCCGTCGAGTTACCAGAGAACGATGTCACGCCGCCCACGCTGCCCGTCAGGGTGACGAACCACGCCGTGTAGGTGCCGGAACCCGCCGTGCCATCGACGAGGACGGTCATGCTCGTGCCGCTGTACGCGGTGATCACGCCATCCATGTAATTCACGGAGCTGTTGACCAGCCGCACGCGATTGCCGACGATGAAGGCCGTGTCGGTGGCGTTCGTGTTGACCGTGAATGTCCTCGACCCGGTGCCGACCGTCAGCGAAGTTAAACTCTCGACGCCGGCATAGCCGAGGCCCACCGGAGCCGCAGCCACGGCAGTGAAGATGATGCTCGGCACAACCGGGCTGACGGGCGTCGTGCCTGCGGGGAAAGATGCCACGGCCAGTGACGTATCATCCGCCGACCAGATAAGCTCAATGTAGTCACTTGCAGCGAGAGGCAGCACAAAGTTCACAGTGCCGATTATCGCACCCTGCACTGAGCCAAACTTGCCCGGCACCGTAAACTTGCTGTCCGTGGCGGTAACATCTGCGCCGTTCTTGCGTATCCATATATTTGCTATGTGCGCGGTATTTGAGTTGTCCGTGTTCGTAAGCTGCGCGGAGAATGTTAGGCTGTAGACGCCCGCGTGAATGAACGTCACTTGCGAGCCGCTGACGACAGTTACGCCGTTATTTTCCACGTCGGCGCTGTTCAATGTCAGCGTGTACGCGGTGTTGATAGCTGCCGCAGTCTGCGTCGTGGTATCCCAGAACGAACCCCAGTACGCCTCAGTGCCAACCGCCAGCGACGCCACGGGCGTCCACACAGGAGGCGCTGCGCCGCCCGAGGTGAGGACGTAGCCCGCCGGCCCGGCGGCGTTGACGACGATGGCCGTGCCGGTGCCGTAAGCCACGCCGCCGGCAGTTGCCGTGGACGTGCTGTTGGTGCCGCCGTTGGCCACGGCCAGCGTGCCGCCAAGCGTGAAGGTGCCGGACGTCGTAATGGGGTTCGTCGTGTCGGACGTGGCTGTGAGGCCCGTGGTGCCGCCGGAGAGGCCGACACTCGTCACCGTGCCTGTGCCCCCGCCGCCGCCAGTGGCGGCGATAGTGACGCTGCCGGGGCCGTTGGTGATCGTGATGCCCGAACCTGCCGTCAGCGTCGCCTTGGCCAGCGTGTTGCCCGTCGTGTTGCCGACTAGCAGTTGCCCGTCCGTGTAGCTGGTCTGGCCTGTGCCGCCGTTTGCCACCGCCACGGTGCCGGTCACGTTGGCCGCTGTTCCGGTCGTGTTCTGGTTTAGCGTCGGCACGTCCGCCGCAACAATGGCGCGGAATGTTGGAGCACCCGCGACGCCATTCGGAGCCGCAAGGAACGTGTTCGCCGTCTGCGAGGCAAAGTTTGCTGGTGTGACTGCGAGCGTACCGCCCAGCGTGAGACTGCCGCTAGTAGTGACGGTGCCGGTCAGCGTCAGGCCGCTAACCGTGCCGGTGCCGCTGACGCTGGTAACGGTGCCACCGCCACCACCGCCGCCAGTGGCGTTGATCGTGATTGTGCCGCTGCCCTGCGATATGGTGATGTTGCTGCCGGCCACCAACGTTTGCCAGAACGGCGCGCCCGAGCCGCCGGCCGAGGTGAGCAGTTGCCCGGCATTACCTGCCGTGGTCTGGTTCAGGCTGTCGTTATCGGCGTAGATAACGGCACCGACGACGGGGGAGATTGCGTCGCCGGTGCCACCACGGCCCAAGGGGAGCACTCCTTGGGTTTCCGTGGTATCGGTCAGGTCCACCGCAGGGTGGACGTGATCTTCCCGCGCAGCCAGCAAACCGATCCCGGCAGAGGCAGCACCCAAGGGTTCTGGCGTCGCGTTCGACGGGTCGAGCGCGAGCGTAATGTTGCTGTTGAGTTGCCCGCCGCCGGTCAGGCCGGCCCCGGCAGACACCGTGCGGCTGGACGGCACGTAGTTGGCCAGCACGACGGGCGTGTCGACAATGGCCGTGACGCGCCCAGTGGCGTCAATAGTGACGGCCGGGATCGTGTCCGCGCCGCCGTAGGTGTTGGCGACGACGCCCGTGAAGTCCAACTGCGCAAAGCCCACGCCGTGCGGGATGATCGACAGCGTGCGGTCTTGACTGAGGTCACCGCCGCCCTGAAGACCGTCACCAGTGCCGATGACGCGCGTGGACGGCACCGCGCCGACGGCGGCGATGTTGGTGAACTGCACCTTGTACGTGCGCCCGTCGATGACGTACGGCATGTAGCCCAGTGTGCTGGTACCAACGTACTCCGGCAGTTGCGTGATCCGCGTGGGGATCAGGTTTGTGGGGACATTGCTCACGCGCCATTACCCTCGGAAAAAGTGAGGAAGTCGTCGCTGTCCTCGGTGATTAGGAAGAGGTTGCCGTCCTGCGATATAGCACCGGACGGGTTGGTCGGGATAGCAGTATCTGGCCGCGTGAACGGCAGCACGATGTTGTCCGTCGGCGGAGGCCCGAGGCGGTACGGGTCAAACTGGTCCATGTCCTTGTCGCAGACGCGCAGGCCGGGGAAGTTCGGGTCGGCGTTCAGCTTGTGTAGCGGCATCTTGATCGAGCAGCGCGAGCAGATGCCGATGCCGAGCGAGGGGTTGCCTCGGGTGTTGAGGAAGCGCGCCATCAGGACAGCGGCGTATCGGGGCGCGGGTGGCGCAGGACGATGTTGTCCTCGACGTTCGCCGGGATGCGCCACGGGTCGAGGTCGTCGAGGTCATTGACGCACACCTTCAGCCCCGGATTGTTGCGGTCAGACCACAACTCCTCAAGCGGAAACTTGCGCTTGCAGCGGTCGCAGATGCCGATTGCCAGCCACTGCTTGCCGCGCGTGTCAAGGAAGCCCTCATTTGGCATCAGCGCGTATAGGGGCCGATGTTCGGCTGAATCATCATCGGCGAGTTGTCGCGCTCTTCCATCTGCGCAATCATCAGCGCCTTGTCGGCCAGCGCGTTCAGCGTCGGCACGAGTTGCGGGTCAACTTCGAGAACCTCAAGTGCCAGCCGGGTGGCGAGCAGTGCGACGATGGCCTCATACCAACGCTGCGGGATTTCGATCTCCTGCGTCATCGTGCCGACGTCCATGATGTAACGCTGGCGCCACAGGACGATCTGATACGTGGCGGCGCCGGCGTTCGGCACCGGCCACATGTGCATGACCGGCTGGTTGACCTGACGGTCGAACCAGTATTGCAGCGGCCGGTTGGACTGGAAACTCTTGTTCGGCAGGTTCGTGTAATCGTCGCGGTTGATGCGCGCGAGGGGGATTTCCGTGGGCGTGTTGCCGAGGTAAATCTGGCTAAAGTTCAGCGTGCCGCTGGTGGCCAGCACGCGGAAATACTGCGTCGCGACGCTGCTGTCGAGGTCGTACCACGTCCACTGCCCGGCGACGGCGCTGGGCGTCTCCGTCTGGATGGTGGTCCACGTCACGCTGTCGTCGCTGCGCTGTAGCGAGATCGGCACTGACGCGGCCGTCCAGAAGACGCCCACAGTCGTCACGAAGGTGGCGTTGGAGAAGTCCACCTCGCGGAACGTCGGGCCGTCGTAGTTGGCGCCAGTGACTTCCTGCAACCAGCGCAGGTTGCTGTTCAGGATGTCCACCGTGCCAGTGTCGGTCGTGATGTCGCCGACGCCGTCGTACAGCGGGTAAATCTGCTTCTCAATGCACCACAGGGGGGTGCCTTGGTTCGCCAGCTCGCCGAAGATCAGATACAGCTGATCCTTGGCGATATCGATGTACTCAGCAGTGATCATCGCGGCCGGAATGCGGCAGCGCCGGAATGCGTTATCGATAACGCGCCCGGTGTTGAAGACTGTCTGCGATACGGTGTTGGAGAATGCCATCAGACCCCGCCTGCGTGGTTAGAGCAGCAGCCGGCCACCGAGGGCGGGCATTTCTGGCCAATGTCTTGTATCATGCGGGGGCCGAGGCTGCAACCTCGGCCCCCTCGCGGGTCAGCAGCTCTTGCCACCCTTTGGCATAGCGGCAAGGCCACCGCCCTTCTTCGCCATCGCGCCGCCCTTGGCGCGCGGGGTCGTGCGCAGCACTGCGGCACGATCAGCGGCGTCCATGAGCGACATGCGCCTGCCGCTGTCTACGCTGGCGCCGATCAGCGGCAGGCGCGGGGCCACCGGGACGCGCTTCTTCACTTGGCGCATCTCACGCTCTGACATGGCACCGGCTCCGGGTGCGCGACGCATCAGCTCGCGCATCTCTTTGGCTTCCATTTCCGACATGCGGTTGCCGCTGGCCACGCTGTCGCCGATCGGCGGCATGCGGTTGACGCGGCCGCCGCCGGCCTTCTTCATGGGCATCTTTGCGCCGGCCTTGCGGGCCTCGCTCATGGCGATGGCCGTGGCCTGCTTCGGGTTGGTCACCGTCGGGCCGCTCTTGCTGCCGCTGTGCAACTTGCCGGCCTTGAACTCGCCCATGACCTTGCCGACCTTGGCCGCGCCCTTGACGCTGCCGCCCTTGGCGTAGCAGGAGCCGCCGTCCATGTTCGTCATGCGCGTCGTGTTTTTGAAACCGTCCATGTCACTTACCTTTCTTGCGGGCCGCAGCCAAGTTATCGACGAGATTTGGATAGGGGCGACCCGCTGCCTTCGCCCGACGTTTTGCTGCGGCTTTCCGCTTGACGGAAAGGCTCTCCGGCTCCCCGAGACCCTTCGGGCGTTTCTTGTCCCACACGGGCTTGACGGCGAAGGCACTCATGTCAGCAGTCCCACTTGCGCAGAGCCAGCGCCTTGCGCGTCGGGCGTCCCTTGTCGTCCTTCATCGGCCCCTCCATGCCAGTCATCCGTGCGCAAAATGAGCTGCGCCGGGCGGCAGCCTTGGGTGATTTCTTCGCCTGCTTGGCGCTGACGGGCGGCTTGATGTCCTGCCCCTGCGCCTTGAGTGACGCGCGACCCTTGGCGTTGAGGCCACCCTCGGGGTTCTTGCCCTCCTTGCGCGTCCACGCGCCGGCGGTGGCGAGGCCACCCTCCTTGAACTGCCGGCGGACGCCGAGGCTGACGTTAGCGCCGCGCGCCGGGTCGTAGCCGCCGGACACGGACACCGGGCCGTCCTCGTAGCGCATCTCGCCACCGAAACCCGCGCCGGGTTCATAGCCGCCGGACACGGACACCGGGCCACGCTGATAGCGCGCCTGAAGCATCCGCAGCTTCATCTCATTGTCGAGGGCGGCGTTCACGCCGACGTTGCCACCGGCTACGGGCATGCCCGCGCCGCCGCTGGCACCCTGAAAACCGCCACCGGGTCCAAGTTGACCCTGCACGCCGAGGCTGACCGGGCCAGCTTGGCCCTGCACGCCAGCCTGCATACCTGCGAAGCGGCCTCCCATGGGCTGCTGGGCGCCCATGGGAGGCGCGCCGAAGGGTGCGCCGGGGTTCGGCGCACCTGCGGGCATCTGCTGCGCCATGGGGCCAGCCTGACCGCGCACAGCCGGCTGCTGCTGATTGGGCACCGGGCCAAGGGGCTTGAGGCGCTGCGACACGCCGAGGGCGTCGTCGATTTGCTGACGGTCTCTCGCTCGCTTCGCCTCAAAGTTCGCCACGGTGGGTGCCTTTACGCGGTGGACTGCTGGACGACGGTGACGCGGAGAGTGCCGCTGCCGCTGGTGACCACTCGCACGGCCCTCATGAGGGTCGTGGTGAAATGCGTCTGGCTGGTTGTGGCGCCGGTCAACGCGGCGACAGGGTGTGCCACGGCGAGCTGCGTGATCGTCGTGTCGAACGGATCTTCGTTCGTGTACTCGACGGAGTACGTCACGGCACCGGCCAGCTCGTTGCAGGAAATGTTGGTCACCTGATTGGGCACGTAGATGTCGAGGGGCCACCACGCTCCAGTCCCAAAGGACGAGCTGTTGGGGTTGCCGACGGAGACCGTCTCGGTCGTGAAGACAGTGACGGTTGCGACAGCCACGGAGGTGACAGTCTGGAATAGCTTGGTCGTGTTCACGGTCGTGTTGTTCGGCCCGGTCACGTTCTCGTAGATCGTGACGCCCGAGGCATCGGTGCCGTTCACGGTGAACACCACAGTCGACAGGTTCGATGTGCTGGTGAAGGCGACGATGGTCGCGCCGTAGAAGGTGGCAACGCCAGCGGCGGCGTAGACGCCGTCGATGGTCAGGTTGACGCCGTTGACTGGCGTCTGCGCAGTGGTCACTCCGGTGGCGCTTGCCGCCTGAAACGAGAGTGTCTTCTGAATGGGCCGCATGTTGCGTGGTCCTTGCGAATTAGGGGCTGGCTGTCAAGCCAGCCCCCGTTCTGTATCACCAATCGCGAGGGCAGTCACTAGTCCTGCGCGGTGGTCTGCACGTAGGTGTAGGTGACACGCACCTGACCAGCGGTAGGCTGGCCTACCGAGGTGACCGTAGCCACCACAGTGCCGTTCGTGCCGATGTTGTCCATGGCAGCAAGCTGGGCCGCAGTGTGCGTGGGATACACGCGCACGCCGGTCTTCGCATTGACGCCGCTGGCGTACGTCGTGGCCCCAGTGGAGGTGCCGACAGACACAGTCGCCGACGTCGCGCTGTTGTACTGGGTCAGCACATCAACGACGATCTCGACGATCTGAGAGTTGTACGGCAGATACACGGTGGCGTTCTGCACAAGCGTAACATCGAAGTCGATCAGCACGGTCTGTGAAAGAACCGCGAAACCGATATTTGGGCCACCAGTGACGCCGGCGTTTTTGTCGCCGGAGGCAAGTGGGCCAGTCCAAGTCGTCTGAGACATACGTGAGTTCCTTCGCGAAGAGGTGCTGCTATAGCGACGGCAGCTTTATCACGTCTCCGGGGCGTTGGCTAGATGCTCATGGGCGCCGCCATACCCACCGTTTTTTGCCGCAATCGAACATGCGCTGCGCGCCCAAAAGGTACGTCATATCGCGCTCGCTGCGGCCGTCGGTGCTTGGGTCAAAGACCTCGGGGGACCGGAGATCGCGGATGCGCGCCGGTATCTTGCGGCGCTGCCACGCGGTCTTGGGCAGCAGTCCGGTTTTCGGGTGGTACACCTGATAGTCCGGCGCCGACGTCTCCTCTAACGCAAAGCCCAGTTGTTCGTACAGGCCGCCTGTGAAGTAGCGATTGTCCGAGAAGGACTTCACGGTCTCCGGGTCGCTATCGGCCACGAACGCGGAGAACAGCCGCGAGGCTCCGCCGGCCACTGACACGCGCGTGGCGTACCGGCTCAACGTCCACACGCGATCCGCGTGCGCCCCGCGATCATTGCCGCCGAAAGTGAACCGCATGCAGGCCACCAGCTTGTCGCGGTGGTACAACCCGTACTGCTCGCCGAAGCCGCCGCCACCCTGCGGGTGGTATGCCTCAAAAAATTGCGCGGCCTCAACGTGGCCGACACGCCGCAAGTCGCACTTGCGCGCCATGAGCCGCCCACGCCCCTTGCCGAGTGCGTTGCGCACCAACCGCTTTATGGCGTGCGGCCTGTCCAGCCACTCGCTCTCGTACACCGTCAGCAGCCGAATGCCCTGCGCCTCGCACGCCAGATGTTTGTCGAGGTGGCGAGTGCGATCCTTGCGCTCCTCCTCGACGGAAGACGCCGCGTGCCAGTATTCTCCGCAGTATTCGATCGCCAGCGACGCCGAGGGCGCGTAGATGTCCAATTCCTTTGGCGCTATGGTGGCGCGATCTCGCGTCCACGTCTCCGCGTAGATAGACACGAAGCGCAGCAGCGCGGCTTCGCCCTTGGATCGGTGGTGCGAGCACTCCGGACACCCGTGGGCGCGCTTGAGGTGATGCTCGGGCGTCTGGCTGAACAGCCCGTGCTTGGCACACCGGATGTCAATTTTGCTTTTGGCACCCGCGTATCTGACCTCGTCGTAGCCATAGACGTCGCCATGCACCTCACGCGCGTCGCGGGCAAACTTCTCGGCAAAGTTGGCGAGCTTCGTGTCCGCCGTCTTGCGCGCCGCGCCGGCCACGTTGCTGCGGTGCCCGCGCTTGATGGCACCGCAAGTAGGGCAGCCCTTGCCCCCGGAAAGGTGATTGCCCGGCGCTACGTCAAAAGGTCCGTGCACCGGGCAGGTGACGGTGAACTTTGTGGTGTTGTTCACGTAAACCGCGCGCTCGTAAGTGTAGAAGCCGTTGTGTCTCGCGCGAGCCGCCGCGAGGACATCGTCTGGCGACGACCGCCGCTTTGACGCGCGCACCTCACCTCCGCACGAGGGGCAGCCCGCGCCGTCCTTGCGCAACTGCGCCGGATACTGGCTGAAGAGGCCATGCTCGTGGCAACGAATGCCAGAGATGCGCTGCAGGGCGCCGGTGTAGCGCGCGGCCGTGAAATCGTACCGTTCCCGCACTTGCGGGGGAAACTTGGCGATCACGTCGCCCAGTGTCAGTTGCATTTTGTGTCCTGTCCAGCCGTTGCAGAGTTTGTATCATACAAAGCCGGTGTCGGAATGGCAATAGCACAAAGAAAAACGGCCCCCAGATTTCTCTGGGAGCCGCTCTTTTCCGTTGTATTTGAGTAGTTTACTCAGATACCCGGCGTCCCGTAAACCCCGCGCGGATCCGTCCAACCGAACGCGTAACGCTCGGTGGCTTTGTAGCGCATGCTGTCCGTCTCGAAGTCGCCTTCCATTGACTTCTCGAGGCTGCGACGCATTGCGAGCTTGAGACCCTCGGGCGCATCAGTCTGTACCCACCATGCGGTGGTCGAGGTGATACGCGAGAGGTTGGCCTGACCGCCATCCAGCAAACCCATTGATTTGACTGGATTAATATCATTGTTCGCGGTGCCGGCACGCAGAACAGACTTGAGGAGGACCTCGGCCTGAAACACGTTGCTCGGTCCAACGACCAACTTCTTCGGCGTCAAGCGGATGCGCTTGCCGTTGTTGTCGACGGCGTTGCGGATCTGCACCAGCAGCTGCTCAAGCGAGGTCTGCGACAGGTTTGCGGCCGTCGAGAGCTTGTTTGAGAAGGTGCCGTTGGCGATCGGGTGATCCGTGGCAACCAGTTCCTTGCCGTCGCCGCCCGGATAGGCTGCGGTGAACGAGCGGTTCAGGATGTTGGCGCCAAGGGTCTCTTTGGTTTCGATCAGCGACTGCGCGAGGTGACGCGCGTAGGTCTGACCGATGCGGATGTGATCGCCATCCTCAACAAGAACCTTGGTCAGCGCGAAAGCGAGACCGTAGACCTTGTAGACGTAACGCTGGATGAACAGCACGCCACCCGACTGGTAGGTGACGGGCATGCCGTCCGGCAGTTCCGGTGCGGCGCCGAAGCCGTACAGGACTGGCTCTTCGTGGTAGTTCCGGGGGATGCCCTTGAACTCTTTGAAGACTTGCGACCATTCGTCTGCACGCTGGTCATAGATGCCGTTGAACTCTTCGTTCAGGATCGGCTCGACGATGGAGCGGAAGTCAGTACTCCGCATTGGCATAGCCATGGTTCAAGCCCTCCTAGTAGGCGTTCTTGACGGCGACATTCTGATGTTCAACGATCTGCACGAGAGCGTTGACATAGGTGTCACCCCAGTTGTTGTCGGGACCGGCGACGATGCCGATCAGGCGGAGCTGTGCGGTGCCGCTGTCAGTGACGACAGAAGCGACGTTCAGCGACTGGCTCGAGAGGCCAGTGGTCGTGTTCCCGGCGGCTGCCGAGTAGTCGTACTGCTTGCCAATATCAGCGACCACCAGAGCGGCGTTGCTCTGGATCTGGTAGGTGATGGTGCTGTCAAGCGTGACGTACGCCACGATGTCAGTGCCAGCCTGCGAGGCCGTCCACTTGTTCGAGACGCGGCGACGGCCGTCGCTGTCGGTGAACTCGACACCCTGAAAGGTGCCGATGAAACCGTCAGTGTCACCGGCAGTGGCGACGACGATGGTGCCCTCATAGGTCGACGATGGGCCGATCTTGACGGGCGAGTTCTGAAAGATGTTCGACGTATAGCCAGTCACAATGGTCATCGCGAACGGGCGGATGACGCCCGACGGATGGTTCACTGGGATCAGGCCGTACGGAGATGCGATGCTTGGCATATCCTATGTCCTTGATGAGAGTTGCGAAACGCCTTAGCTGAAATCATCCAGCTGCGGCGCGTTGAAACGCATGTCCTCGATGCCATCACCCACGGAGAGCCGACTGCCCGACCGCTCTGCCTGTTCCCGCATAATCTCAGCGGTTTCGGCGAGCTTGTTCTCTTCGCGCAACGGAGCGTCGTAGTGAGCTTCCTTCATGAAGGCCTGATACAGGCTTTCGGGCAGCTTAAACGCGAGCATCTCGTTGACCGCAATGAAACCGACCCATTCGCCGGTCTTCTGCGTTGCGAACTCCAGCCCGGGGACTTCATCCGGCTTCACAGGCTCGTAACCGAGCTGCATACGCCGATGGATTGGGTCGCGCGGGTTGGTGGTCGTTAGCCAGCACACATGAAATCCCGGTAGTTTCGGCAAATCAGGCAGTGCGTCGTTGTGCATTTGCATGCGGAACATCTCGAGACGCTCATCGTCGGTCACCGCGCGGTTTTCAGTGACCTGCCGGTCATCCATTGCGCGGGCGCGTCGAGCGACACCCTGTTCCTTCTTGAGGCGGTCGTCCATACGATCATCATTCATGTTGGCTTACTCCTTTAGCTAGCCGAACCGTTTTTATCGTAGGCCTGATACGCCTTGAGCATTTGGTTGCGACGTGAAACGTCGTCCCATATGCCCGCTTCGATCATAGCCTGCTTACGTTCGGGTGTCACGTAGATTTCTTTGCGGGTGGAAGTCGGCGCATATTCGCGCGTCTGACCCTGTGGCGGGGCCTTACGGCGCGGTGTGCCGGCGGTCGGTGCATCGTCCGCAGAACCGCCCACGCGGGCAGCCACACGGCGCGTCAGCTCCTCCCAATAACCACGGCTCGTCGGGTCGTACCCGGCCGCCGTTAGGTTGTTGTCAATCGCCTTGGCAACGGCGCTGTCATCGTCGCGGCCGGACGGGTCGTACCACGGATTGGCCGACAGCCACTCCTTGGCGTAGTTGACCGTGCGCGGATCTGGACCCGGGTTGGCGTGCTGCTGGCGGACATGCTCGACCTGCTGCTTCTGCTGCCAGAGCAGGCCAGCCTCGCGCTGCGCCTCGTCGCGCAGACGCATGGCCGTGGCCACGTCGTCACCGTTACCTGCCTCAACGGCACGGGCGATGATCACCTCAGCCTGCCGCACCTCTTGCTGCACCTGATTGAACCGCTGATCGATGGCGCTGACGTTGTTGGCCAGCGTGTTGCCCTCAATGGCGGCCACGCGGCGCGCCAATTCGCCGTTCTGGTGGCGCAGTGTCTCCAGTTCGCGCTGTGCGTTCTCCTTGGCGCGCTTCTGGATTTCGCGGCGCTTGACGCGGCGCTTGCGGCTCTGGCTCTCGACCTCGTCGTCAGTGTCGTCGTGACTGGAGGCTAGGCGCTCGTCCTCGCCATCGTCCTCGTCTTCGTCCGCCTCAAGCACGTTTTCAACGGGCGGCGCGCCCTCGATGATCTCAAACTCGTCTTCGGTATCTGGTGTGTCACTCATGACCGGCTCCTTTCAGCCTTATAGCGACGGGTGTCGCTAGATCGTTAAACAAACGCCTTCACCGTCAGCGGATCACCCGGCACTGCGCCGAGTAAGTCGAGATCGTTGAACAGCACGAACAGCACTTCATCTTCGTTGTTTGGACCGTGCTTAACTGTCCACTTGTCGCCGCCGTACTTTGGCGTGCGAACGAAGTCTCCCGGCGCGGCCCACGAACCCTC